ACCAAGCCTCTGCAGTAGGTGGTAACCAATCAGGTCGTGGTGATTTTGAAGCTTCAGGTTCGTTCTCAACTCCGAATGCTGCAGGTTCTCAAATCTCTATTCCTGAGATCAACGTTAGAATGCAATCTCAAGCCATCACAGCTAAAACTAAAAAGTTAAAAGCAGTATGGACTCCTGAATTTGCTCAAGACTTAAGTGCTTACCAAAATATCGACGCTGAAGCAGAATTAACTAACATCATGAGCGAGTACATTTCAATGGAAATTGATTTAGAAATCTTAGATATGTTAATTGAAGATGCAGCAGCAGGTACTGAGTACTGGTCAGCTATTTCTAACCAAACTATCTCAACTCAAGGTACTATTGGAACTTCAGGTTATTACAACACTCAAGGTCAATGGTTCCAAACTTTAGGTACTAAAATCCAAAAGTTAAGTAACAAAATTCACCAATTAACATTACGTGGAGGTGCTAATTTCATCGTAACTTCTCCAACAGTAGCTACTATCTTAGAATCAATCCCAGGATTTGCTTCTACAAGCAATGGTGAAGCTGATCAAATGGAATACGCTTTCGGTGTACAAAAGATTGGTACTGTAAACGGTCGTTACAAGGTTTACAAAAACCCTTACATGACTGAGAATTTAATGTTAATGGGTTACAGAGGTAGTCAGTTCCTAGAAACAGGTGCTGTATTCGCTCCGTACATTCCGTTGATTATGACTCCATTAGTGTACGATCCAGATACTTTCACTCCAAGAAAAGGTCTATTAACTCGTTACGCTAAGAAAATGTTGCGTCCGGAGTTTTATGCTAAAATTTATGTTAGTGGTTTAAATACTATCTAATATTAGATAACACTTTATAACAAAAGTTAAAGAACCCCACTGAAAAGTGGGGTTTTTTTATCAAACTTGGATAAGTAATATTAGTTTAGTATATTCTACCTAGGCCTATATAATATGTATAATTAACAAAATTAGTTTTTAAAATGAAAGAAACCCCATCGCAATTAAAGGTTCCAAGTTATCTATTAAACTTTCCCTTTTCTTTAAACACCGAAAATCCAAATAATATTTGGATGGAAGAATTGTCACCTGAAGAATTACAAATTAATAAACCAAAAGCATACAAACAGTTTATGGATTTGTATAATTTTATTGCTGGTGGTTCTTTAGTTTATTTATTACCCTCGTATGGTGATTATCAAGATCAAGTTTACGTAGCTAACGTTGGAATTCATTTACCCCACATTAAAGACGATAATATCGTAGTATTATCCAATTTTACTTCTAGACCTAGACAAGGTGAAGAATGGGTAGCAAAACCATTTTTGGGTTTAATGAATTATACTACTCATTTTTGCCCATATGAGTGGGAAGGTGAAGCAGATTTAAAATACATTAGTGGAAATAATTATATAGGTGGGTATGGTCAACGTTCAACCTTAGAAGCTTATGAATGGATGGAAACAACATTTAATATGAATATTATTAGACTAGAAATGGTTGAACCTTATTTGTACCATTTAGATTGTTCAGTATTTCCGTTAACTAACAAAAAAACATTAGTTTGCACTGAATTATTTACACCTGAGGAATTAGAAGAAATAAGTAAATACACAGAAATTATTGATATTAGTGTTGATGATGCTTTTGGTGGATTAACAAATTCAGTAAGAATGGGAAATATGGTTTTATGTGCCTCTAATATTTCTGAATTAAAACGTACTGATCCTTTATATGAATTAGAAAAACATAAAATAGATACATTAGAAAGAATATGTGCTAATGAGGGTTTAGAACCAGTTATATTCAATCTATCTGAATTTATGAAATCAGGAGCAATGTTAAGTTGTATGGTTTTCCATCTTAATCGAATAGATTATGACAAAACATTAATTTAAGGTTTTCCATATATGTATAATATGACAGTAAAACATTCTATGAAAACAAAAATATATTTAATTGAAAATTGTTATAATGATCCTAATAAAGTTTATATAGGTAAAACCATAAATTCAAGAAAATCTAATCATAAAAAAACATATGGTAGTGAAATTAAATACACTATTATAGATGAAATAGAAAGTTTAGATTATAAAAAATATAAATATTTAGAATCATATTGGATAGAACAATTTAGGCAATGGGGATTTAATGTTTTAAATAAAAATAATGGTGGAGGTGGGCCTTCTAAATGGAGTGAAGAACTAATTAATAGTGAACAAAATCGAATTAGAAAAGAAAAAATTAAAAATTCTCCTGAAAGATCCATAAAAATTAAAAACAAATCAAAAGGAAAACCACTTTCAGAGGAACATAAACAAAAACTAAGAGTTCCTAAACCTAATGCTTTAGGAAAAAAGAAAAGACCAAGAACATTAGATGAAAAAATAAAAATAAGTCAAAAATTAAAAGGAAGAAATGCATATTGGATGAAAAATAAAAAACAAACAGACTATAATAAAAAACAAGTATCAGATAAAAATAGTATACCGGTATTACAATATGATTTACAAGATATTTTTATTAAAGAGTGGGATTCTCAAATTATAGCTTGTAGATTATTAAATATTAACGCCCCTTCAATTACTAATTGTTTAAAAAATCGAAGTAAAACTGCTGGTGGGTACAAATGGAAATATAAAACAATATCTAATGGCTAAAACATTAAAAGACTGGATTAAAACAGACGTAAAACAGGCTGAAAAAATGTCTATTGAACAATTATCAAATCAATTTTTCTTTAGAGATCCGCTTAGAACAATGCATATTGACAATGAGCATTTTTATTCACCAGCAGACGGAACTATTTTATATCAAAAAATAATTAAAGATCCTACTGAACCGATTGTGGAAATTAAAGGTATAAATTATACATTACAAGACGCAATGGGTGATAAAGATTATAATAAACCATCTTTAGTTATTGGTATATTTATGTCATTTTATGATGTTCATATCAATCGTATACCTTATGGAGGTTATTTATCATATAAGTCTATAGACGCAATAGAATCAACAAACAAACCAATGTTAGCTACCGAAAAAGATATCTTTAATAGTAAAATAAATCCTGCTAACTTGGAATATTTAAAATACAATGAAAGAATGTGGAATAAAATTTATTCTCCATCAATAGATTATACTTATTACCTTATACAAATTGCAGACGAAGACGTAAATGTTATTGTTCCTTTTACAACAGATCAAAATGATTTGTTTGCTCAAAATGAAAGATTCTCACTAATAAGATGGGGTTCTCAAGTAGATCTTATTTTACCATTAGACGAACGATTTGATTTTGAGTTATGTTTAGAAGATAACATGCACGTTGAAGCCGGCCTCGATAAACTTATTAAACTTGTAACAAAATGACCCCAATAAAACACGACGACGAAGTTTTTAAAAATAAAACTAGACCAAAAGGACCAATCAAATTTAAAATTGAATTAAATTCTGAACAGAAAGAAGCTAAACAAATAATATTAGATAATCCAGTAACACTTATTAAAGGTATGGCAGGTAGTGGTAAAACATTATTAGCCTGTCAGATTGCCTTAGATATGGTGTTTAAAAAGGAAATGGATAAAATTATTATTACTCGTCCTACAGTATCTAAAGAGGAAATTGGTTTCCTACCAGGTGATTTAAAAGAAAAAATGGATCCTTGGTTAGCACCTATCTATTCTAATTTATATCTTTTATATGATAAGGAAAAAATTGACAAATTAGTAGCAGATGGTCAAATAGAAATTGTACCTTTTGCATTTATGAGAGGTAGAACATTTCCTAAATCATTTGTTATTGTAGATGAATGTCAAAATATAACTCACTCACAAACCGAAATGATGTTAGGTCGTTTAGGAAAAGGTGGTAAAATTGTATATTGTGGAGACATATCTCAAGTGGATTTAAAAAGTAAAAGAGATTCTGGTATAGGATTTTTTGATATATTAGATGCAAGAGTTAAAGGTGTTAGAATAATTTCATTAAAGAAAAATCATCGTCACGAGATCGTAGAAGAAATTCTTAGAATTTACGAAGAAGTTAGAGATTAAATATTTAGAATAATATATGTTAAAGCCATTCATTAGAGTGGCTTTTTCCTTTTTATTTTAATATTTATAACTAAAAGACAATGGCGATTTTTACTTTAAAAATAACTGAACAATTAACTCTTAATGGGGATGATGTTGGATCATCTGTTACTCAAACAATTAGCAATATCAATTATATTGATAATAGAATTTTAAGTGTCCCTACAGGATCAGTAACAACTATATTTTCAATGGATAGTGTGCCGGGAGCAGGTACTTTTGTAACTAGTAGTTTTCAATATGGTAGAATTACAAATAATTCAACTGTTGTTCCTATTAAACTAATTGTATCTTCTTCAACAGAAGCTATGAGTTATTTAATAGCAACAGGAAGTTCATTTTTACTTTCTACAAGTAAAATAACAGGTAGTACTACAGGATTATTATTTAATGATATTAAATCAGTTAAAATAGAACCATCAGGTAGTGCGGCTTCTATAGAATATTACATTTTAACAAACTAATTAAATTATGGCAAACATTCCTATTTGGCCCGGTTCGAGTTCATTTACAACAGTATATAATACATTTTATTATACTGGATCATTACCTTCACCAACACCATTTGGGTTTTATGATAATGATGTTCAATTTCAAACAGATGCTAATAAAGTAGCTAATTTTTGTGCTTTACGTTTAGGATATCCTATTGAAAATATTGAATTACAAGATATTAATTTTTGGGCTGGATTTGAAGAAGCAACAACAGTTTATGGTAATGAATTATATGCATTTCAAACAAGAGATAATTACTTAAGTTTTGAAGGTGCATCAACTAATACAAATGTAAATACTTCATTAATAACTCCAACATTTGCAACAATTGTTAGATTATCTCAACAATATGGTGAAGAAGCAGGTGTTGGTGGTAATATAACTTATTATAAAGGACGCTTAGCTTTAACAGCTGGTCAACAAAGATATGATTTAAAACAATGGGCAATAGATGAAGGTATTATAGGTGGTATTGAAATAAAAAGAGTATTTT